ACGCTTGAACCTTGGGTTGGGATGTAGGATGTGGGGTAGGAACCTGCTTCAACTTGTGCGCCCCATATAAAAAAGGATTTTCCCGTACCAATATAAGTTGGTAACGCCGAAACAAAAGTTGAAGGAGTGCCACTATTTGAACCGCCTACCACAAATGCAACACTCCCCGCGCTATGGTCGCAAGTTAAATTTAATCTATACCAATTATTGCCAACATTTTTAATTGAATAAACGGCATTTGGTGTGCCGACTTGTTCGGTGTCGGTAATTGTTCCATTTATTAAATCTACAATGAAGGTGAATCGTGTGTTATAAGTACCGCCAATAGATGTGGCTAATTGAAAAGCACAAAATTGGATGTCATTATTTTTTACATATACAGATGCGGTTACTTGCGGTGTTGTAATACTTAAACTATTTGGATAAACAATATGATAACCATTGCTTGAATTATCGGTCAATTTATCCGCATTTGTTGTTCCATCGGGTGATGTTGTTTGATTGGTTGTAATGGTAGCATTCTCTTTTGCATAAGCCGCATTGCTAAAATCTTCCGAATAAGTTGCAATGTTCGTCCTCTGCGGCTCCAGCAACAAACTCGGACACCCTCCCTCATAAGTCAAACGGGGAACATTTTGGCGGTCTGTGGTGGGGAAGTAGGGCTTTAGTGAGCCTTGGTTTACTTGTGCGTCTTGAACATAGATATTACCGCTTGTGCCAGTTATTGAAGTATTTGTGTCACTTTGGTAAATTTCAACATAAGAACAATATCCAATTGTTACCGAGCATCGGTACCAACCGCCACCAATTGAAGTAATTGACGAAGTAGCACCGCTTGTAACAAAGCCAGTCGTACCAGCAGACAAATCAAAAAACGCATAAACACGAGGAGCGCCAATAACTAAAACTCCATATTGAGAAGTTCCAGCCTTCATATAAAGGCTAAATGTAGTTTGACCAGTATTACTGGCGTTTATGTTTATTTGACCATTGTAAGTACTTTTTTCAAGCAACCACGCATTGCTTGAGCCATCGTATCCACTCTGACCACTTGTTACGCTCGAATTGACTTTTGACCAAGTAGTGCTAAAAGTATTGGACTGCTGCACCAAATTCCAAGGCACATTCTCAACATACCCCGAAGAATTTACACGGGTGCCGTTACTCGCACGGGTGAAAGTCAAATCTCCGCTTCCATCGGTGGGTTTGACCGAATAAACAACATCCTCTTTGTATCCGCTTGGGATCATCACCAAGCTTGCATCATCAAATAAACTCATAATTGGTTGATTGCGTTAATTAAACAAGCCACCCCCTCGTAATAGCCACCATCGGCCATTACACGCTCGGTGTATAGCAACGCCACGACCGCCCCATTGGACGGCACAAATGGTTGAACCCCTATGGATACGCCAATCATTAGATTCCGTACATTACAACGGAACCACTTGACAAGGTGATGGAAGAAATGTAGTTCCCATCAGCCACACAATGGAAAGGGCCAGGTACCAAGGTGACACCCGACAATCCCAATGTGGTCAATAATGAATTCCCGTCCTTGTCCAAAATAGCGGTAACAACGGCGTTTGAGTTTACGAAGAAACCACGCCATTGGCCCGTGTTGGCCGATGTGTTGGAAATCAATTTCGATCCCGTGTATCCTGCGCTGAATGCGCTTCCAGAAATGCTCATATTTGTAAAACGATTAAATGGTTAGTTGTTATGGGTTTTGTCTTGTAATCGGCCCAATGCCTTGCGCTTGCAATGTGCCGTCACAACATTTTTTTGAATAAGTATTGTTGGGGCATAAACACGCCCGTGTGCCACCCCCTTGTGGTGATGACCTTGATGGTGTTTTGAATGGCTTTGTCATCGTGTTATTTTTCTAATTAGGGCCGACAATAGTAAAACGATAAACGCCCAAATCGTTACCATTTGCCATTTGGCGGTTCGAGAATAGACCAATTGGGGAACCCGAATTGTACTCGTTATCCTAACCGTGTCACCCTTGCATTTCGTGTACACCTTGATGATGTCTTTTTCGCGTATAACTTGCGTATAAACGAACGAATCCTCCACGACCATGGTATCGTACTCCGTTGAAATGAAAGTGTCGTAAATCGTGTGTGGTTGCGTTACAACGATGGTATCGATGGTGAACACGGTGGGGTGAAGAATCGTGGGGTCTTTTTTGATGGCACGATTGATGTGCCACTCGGATGAACACGATGTCAACAACAAAACAATCGCAATGGCCTTGGCCGTGCGTTTGAAAAGCTCACACCGAACCTTTGGCAACTTGTCCATGTACGCGGTCAACTTGGCCACCTTTTCGGGCTTCGGTTTGTAGGGTTTTTTTACAGGTTCCAAGTGACAAAATTGGATGGGTTGGAATTGGGGTATTCGCCCGCCTCTTGGCTTGCCGTGTATTCGGGGAACAATTGCGGGTAATAGGACAAATAATCCACCACCCTGCGGCGATAAGTTTCGGCGATATTCCGTTGGCGTGCCACCAATGCGTCAATTTCCTCCTTCGATGGTAAGGTCGTTGATTCTGGGGTGTTGCGAACGATGCCCGCATTGCTTACCTCGTAGCCATGGAACAACAAAAGGTCGGCCATCGAATAATGAATCAACATCGGTTGGACATATTCCGATACCAATGTCAAGTAATTACCCGCCAAAACTCCGTTTTTCACATCCGTCAAAATCTTGCGATACAATTTAGTACCCAATAATTCTTGGACTTGGATGTCTTGGGCTACCTTGACAAATGGCGTTACCTTGTCAATGTCGAAATTCCCCGACAATTGAGTGTATTTGAACAACTCATCGCGGGTGATTAATAGTACATCATCGTTTGCGTACATGGCTTATTTTCTTACTATACGACCTTGGTTTGGTAGGTCAATGGTTTTTGTGGATGCCACACCCCAATCGGGGGGGCTGAATGGTACACCCGCCGTGTTGGCGGATTGATTTGATACCCGTTTGTAAGTTTCCTCAATCATGCGAATGTTCTCGGCCTTTTCTTCGGGTGTCAATGGGATAAATTTCCCTTTGATTTGTTTGCGTTTGTAGGTCAAACGATACCATTGGTGGTGACAATTTACACCGCCCTTGTATTTCCAAATCGAATAGGTGGTCTTGCCCTTGGGTGCGAACTGGCCATTGATGCCCTCATCACCCATTTGGTCAATATCCTCACGGCGATACACCACACCCATTTTGGCGTTGGCCACCATGTTCTTGCAAAACACACGGGAATTGCCCGCCGTTTGCATCGGGGCATATCGGTATCGTATCAAATACACGCCCTTGTCATCCTTGCTTCGCCCTTCGGGATCGGCAAATCGTTTGAAAAAGGCATATTCGCCGTCATCCGTGACGGGGGTTTCCTCCACCAAATCCCACAAATTGGTGTCGATGGTTTCGCCCTTGTTGGATAGGTGTTCCAACCATGCGTTTTCATCATCCTTTGTGAATTCGGGAGTTTCGGACAAATCGATTTCCTTCAACTTGCTTTCCGCCCATCGGATTCCAGCATCACCGCCCCATGCATCCCACATCAACCCTCCGCATCCCTCGGAATACGGCGTGTCCTTGTTGCCCTCATGTCGGCGAAATGCGGCCATGCGTGCTATCGTGTCACGCGAAATCGGCTTACCATTGGCCAGTTGGTTCGCCCTTGTCTTTCCCACGGGGGTACCGCAGTCGCCCCACCCGTTTTTTTCAGCCCATTCCAAAGCTCGTTTGGCGTTGTTCTTTGCGCCATCGGGATAATCGGTGTATGATTCGGCCAATTCTGTTTTGCCCTCAAAATAGGAATAACAAATGGCGGCCGCTTGGTCATCATCTTTTCCCTCGCCTTTCAAAACGGGGATGCAACGGGCGATGAATTCATCTTTGGTTTCACCCGCTTGTGGCTTGACCATTTCGACCTTGGCAAATCCGTATTCCTTTTCCTTGGTTTCGGCATCAACGGCCTTGCCCGACAAATCTGTGAATTCAAGCGGTTGCAATGTCTTGAAATACAATTCCAATGAAATATCGTTGGCGTTCAAAACCTTGGAAACCGCCTCAATCAACATTCGTTGGAACGGGCGAATCACGATATTGTCAAACAATATGGATGCGCTTTTGATTTCCTCGGCGTTGTTCCCCAATCCCGTGTTGTCCTTGATGCCCAAAAGCATGGGGGACACGATACGATGCGCCAACATGATTTTGGTGGTACACTCGGTTGAAAGGAATTGATATTGGTTGTGGGCATCGCTCAATTGCACGGGGGTGATGTCGGCGGATGTATCCTTGCCATCGTTCCATGAAATAATCCATTTGCCCGCATTGCTCGATCCTTGGAATTTGGCCGCGATTTGGGCCTCAACCATATCTTTCACCTCGGCGGGTGGTTGCCCGTTGTTGAAATTAATCAACATTGATGGGGCCAAACCGTTTTTGATGTTGTTGATATGGTAATTGGCAATCTCGGTTTCCAATTCGGCGTATTGTGTGCCACCTTGATAGTCAACGGGGGCAAAATAGAAATTGCCAGTTGAATAGGGTTTCACGACCAAAATACATTCATTGGCGTTTTCATCGAATCCGAACGCCTCGAATCGCTTGGGTTGTTGACCACGCTTCAAATTGGTCCAGTCGGCGCAATAGTAATACCCCTCGATATCGCCCTCATCGTTGCATTTTTCGGGGCGTAGGGTTTGAATGGGCCAATGGTAGGCACGCACATACTTTTTGCGATCCTTTGATTTGACCAAATGAAAGGCACATTGGCCCAACATCTTCAAATCCATGGATGCATTGCGCAAACACTCATCATTGAACAATTGTTTGAATTCGATGTACCCTTTCAAATGGCGGTCGGCCTTTACGACCTCCAACCCTTGGCCAAAAATCATGTCGGCCACACCCTTGATGGCGGCGTTGTTCGTGGGTGACCCATAGAATAGGTCAATCAAATACCCATAGTAATTGTTGTCGGCACCATACTCAACCCATTGTTTATTTTTCTGCTCAACAATGGCGGGTGAGGTGTACGATCCAAGTTCGATAAATTTCAAATTGCTCATAATGTAACCCATTGGGGTGTTGAACCCGTGGTGGTTTGCCAAGTTTTGTATTCGTTGTTGATATTCGTGTTGCCCGTTGACCATGTGGCCAAGTATTCCCACACCATGATGGATGAATCGTAAATGCGAATTAATACCATATCGAGATTCTCGGCGGGCAATGTTGACATATCGGGCATGGTGATGGTGATTTGCGTTCCGTTGCGGGTAATTGTACCCGTATCGCTCACCATCGTTTTGGTTGGTTTGTGCCACACCTCGACCGTTGCCGTTGCCAATGACCCGAAATCAACGAACGGGTAAAACGACACGGATGTGGTTGTGTTATTAATGACCATACTTGTAAAACGAAAACCGCCGTTTTTGTTCGCAAATGAAAAAGGGGGCCGAAGCCCCCCCAATCAACATACTATGAAAAACAAATGATTAAGACGCAATGGTGATTACGCTCTCCATTTCGGCATAGGTTTCGGCATCCACGATGGCGGGCGGGTTCTTTTCCATTGATTGGAATGTCAAGGTGTACAAATGAGCATCGCCCAATTGAACGCCCCAAGACAAAGTACCACCATTGGCATCACATCCGTTTACCTCACCCAACAACCAAAATTGGTCGTTGCGATCCCATACAATCACCTGCCAACGGCCCTGAACCAAAGTTTTGGCCAAGTCCATATCGGAATCACCCGTGGTTGGGGTGTTGCCACTTGGTTTGAATGACAATGTGAATGTGGTGTCGTACATGGAAACGCCGTTGTCGCGTGATGCGGTGATGGCGGTTTCGATGGTTGACAAACCTTTCAATTCCCAAAAATATCCCGTGCGGTTTACGGGGGTACCCGCACCATCGTTCAATGAGGTCACCAATCCTGCGGCGTCCTTGGAAACAACGGTTGAAAATTCAAATGGTACGAAGAACGCACCACGGATACCACCGACAAATTGTTTGCACGGTTCGTATCTGTTTGCTAATGTATTACAAGCCATTTTATTCTATTTTAATTTGGTAAAAAAAAGGGGGCGGGGTTTGGTTCCCGCCCCCGTTTGGTTATTGGTTATGTATCCGATTAAGATACATTCAAAATAACTTGTTGTGTTGGGTTAGAGGCGATGATACCACCAGTGAAGCGCATGATAACGCGAACATTTTGTGATCCATCGATATCGCTCATGTCGATGACCTTTACCTCGTTGGTGTCGCTCAACAAACCAGTTCCGAAGTGGAGGTCAGATTTCAAGCCCAATACACAATCGCTATCGTTCAAACCTGGACACATAGTCACGGGAACGCCTTGGAAGTTCATGGGTTTCTCACCAACATAGAATTGGAAGTTGTAGTTACCAGCAGACAAAGCGGCTTGGTAAGCTTTCATTGTCAAGGGGCCAACATAGAATTGGAAGCCTTCTTTGCCATACAAAGCGGCGGGAGATGCATCCAACATTGACTGCAAACGGGCAACGACATTCGAACCACTATTTGCACCCGTTGCGGTAACGGCAATTGCGCTGTTATCGGCCAAATAACCGAACATACCATCTTGACCAGCGGTTACGGCTGAATCATAGAACATGGAAGATTTCCAAATACCTAGTTCGATACCTTGTGCAACCTCGGCGGCAACTTGTGCCAACAAGAATTCGTTGAAATCGGCGGGCAATTTCTCGAATGCGCTGAAACCCGCTTGAGCGGCTTCCCAAGTGGTACGCAATTGGTTTTTGCACAATTGCAAGTTCACCTGCTTTTCAACGGTGGTCAAAACATATTCACCCAAAGTGATGCTTGAAGAATCGGTGAAATCACAAGTTGCATCGGCGATTGTTACGCTGTTCTGCCAATTGCGAATCACCTCTTTGTAAGCAACATTGGGGTGAACGGTAATCAATTCTTTGGCGAGTGTTTCGCCTGACAAAAGGGCGGCGGCAATGTACTTGCCCGCAAACTGGCCCGCGTAGGTGTTGGGGGAAACAGTTGGCCCAGAGAATTTGTAATTATTCATGGTGTTTTTTGGTTTTTTTATTAAGAGAAAAGTTGGTTGAATACTCGGTCGGCGATAGTTTCCTGGCGTTGTGCGCCAATACGGAAATTGGCAACACGCTCAGGGTTGGATTCGGGATTGAACTTTGCGTGTGGGGCGGGTTCGCTTGCCAACGCTTTTTTCAATTCTTCGTTTTCGGCGGCCAATTGGATGTTTTCGGCTTTCAAAGCTTCGTTGGTTGATTCGATGGCACTCCAAACGGGCTTCGATTTTGCTGAAATACGCTTCCTCCATTTCGGTTTTGCTTTTTACAACCTTCTTTGGGGCGGCGGCCATTTCACCTACCTCTTCCTTCATGGGTACATCCTCGGCTTCGATTTCCTCGGTTACCTCTTCGGTCACCTCTTCGCCTTCGGTTGATACCTCAATGATGATACCCATTTCATCGGTTTCGATGGTCACGCCATCTTCCAAAACATATTGGCCTTGGGGTACGGGGATGTTGCCTTCCTCGGTTACGATGAAAACGGGTTCGCCAATTGCGAAGTTTTCGGAATCAAGAACAATCTCGCCATCGGCGGTTTTCTTTTGAGCCATCTCAACCTCAATGGTGGCTTCGGGTTTGATACCCAATGCAACCATCACGCGGTTCAATGTTTCTTTTGCATTACTCATATTTGACAAACGATTTGTGTTTTTAATGTTCGGTTTTTAGATAGTCGGTTAAGATATCACGCACCTCGGCCAATCTTTGTTCCGTGGTTTTGTGTGATGACAATGGGGTGGATTTGTCGGCGAAAAACCCTTCGATGGAAAAGCCCTTGACCTTGCCAGTTTTCACATAGTCGTTCCAAATCTCATCGTTGTTGACTTTCATGGAAACATACCATGTCCCAACGGGGTCATTCATGCCGTATTTGGTTGACTTGTCGGCGGTCATATCCTCTTTGATCCATGATTCCACCAATGTCAACCCCTCCAATTTGCCATCGTGTTCCAAGGTGGCGTTGTGTTGACGGCCACGCATCAAATACAATTGGGCCGCCTTTTCGATTGTGGCTTTTGAAAAATACACATAGAATTCCTCA